CTTCTGTTGGTGCTGCTTGTTTTATCAGGTCTTGCGCTTACGGTTGGGTTATCGGCTTGGAAACGGAAATCGAGGCTCAGGGAATCGTCAACCACAACAAAAATCTCATTGCCTCACACGCGGCCCTCCTCACCGGAACCTTTTCTCACGTGTGCTTCCCCTACCGTTACGCCCTCGCCGCCACCTTCCTATTCGGTTCCTTCTGGGACTTGCTCTTCATCGGACTCATCTACTTCGTCTCCCGTGTGGTCTCCTCAAAGCCCCAAATGCGCGCCTATCGACCTGCCTGGACCCTCAACAATCCCACCCGTTACTTCTACCAGTTCCGACTGTCCTTCAATAGAGGACTCCAGTTCGGAATCAGCTCAGGAAGAAACATCATCGGATTGCCTTGGGGTAACGGAGAGGTCGTCTTCCCGGCATTGGGGTCCGACAATAAACCATCGGCACCTCGCGAAGAGAGCCATGTATCAGAGCATGCCTTCAAGGGCCATCAGGACAGGCCTCGTCTTGGCGGCGCGCGACTCATCGGCATCGGGTTCTCACACCAAATTCCAGTGATACAAGAGGATACTGTAGAGTCCACAAAATTAGCCCTACAAAATCGCTGCATTAATGATTCCCCTGCACCTGACTTAGACCTATGGAAATCGGTAAGATCTTTCTTGGACAAAAACTTCGCGGCAATCTTCCCTGGCCACTCAGTGGTTGAGGAGGAAAGCTTCGATGAATGGGTATCAAGATTTCCAACTGGCAAAAGGACCCGGCTGCAGCAGGCTCGCGACAAAATCAGAGCCAACCCACGCATCAAACCGTCCGGAATACGTGACACATTCATCAAGAGGGAGCTGCTCTTACTATCCAATGCTGACAACTACGACGACAAGGATCCCCGTGTCATACAGGGAATAAAAGATCAAGTCGACAATGTTATGTTAGGACCTTGGATGCACGCTTTCACGAAGAGACTGGCAAAGATTTGGAACAAGGATCACATGGTCTACTATCCTTGTGGTGCCGCTGGCAGAGCTTTATCGCAGTTTGGGACAGCCCTCGCAAGGGGTTTCTCTTACTTTGATGACTCGGATTTCAGCAGGTTCGACACCACCATTTCTGCTCCGGCTATCGACCTCGAGATCTATGTGTACGAAAAGTTCGGCATCCCCCCGATGGCACGTGAGGTAGTGGAATTACAGCGTAAAACGCTAGGCTGGGCTAAATTCGGCCTCAACTACTCGGTCCCCGCCACTCGCAAGAGTGGTGATCCCAATACATCCTGCGGCAACTCCTTGATCAACGGTATCGTATCCATTTACGTGTCACACGTGGAATTATGCAAGTATCATGGCGTAGACCCGGAGCATACGCTCTTGGGAGAACACCC